TCGGGCGTCTTCGCGTTCGCGCGGTTGAACTCGCGCTCGGCCTGGTTCTTCTGCTTCTCGGCGATCGCCTCGGCCGAGCGCTGCGCCTTCTTCTGCGCGTCGGACTGCTTCTTCGCCGAGTAGACCGAGGCGGCGGCGGCGGTGACAACGGCGGCCGTTATTGCTCCAGACATTTCGGTTCTCCGGTGATGGTGATCGACTCGCACGCCTGGCGCCTGGACAGCAGCCGGTCGGCCTCGTCGGTGAATTCGTTTTCTGCGGCTTCGATGCTCGCGGCCTCGGACGGAAATAGCATCGTCACGAAGGTGTCGGCGTGCGCCAGAAATGCCTGCTTGCGCCCGGCGCTGGCCGGCAGCACCTGGTAGCCGTTGATCTCGATCGTGCCCGCGCCCACGAAGACGGTGACGTGGCCCGAGATCACCAGGGTGGTGGCCCGCTTGATGTGCGCGCCGGTCAGCAGCACGCCGGCCGGGATCTTGATCGTGCGCGCGTACATGCCGCCGTGCAGCACATGGTCGGTCGGGATCTCGACCTGTTCGAGCTCGGCCGTGCGCGCCTCGAGCTGGCGCACCTTGTCGATCGCCTCAGGCGTCATCGGCGCAATGGCCGAGCGCGTCGCCGGGATCATTCAAGCCCCCGGAAGAACACGCGCGAGGTTTCGCGGTAGCCGCAGCGCGGCAGGATCTGCGCGAGCCGGCCCTCCACGGGTGCGCTCACCAGCAGGCCGACGGCGCCCTTGTCGTACGCCAGGTGCTCGGCCTCGGTCAGCAGCGCCAGCCCGGGGCCGCCCTTGCGCTCGGCCGCGGTGACGAACACCGACTCCGTGGTGGCCACCAGGCGCCCACCGAAGTGGGGCAGGGGCGCGATCAGCAGGGTGAGGAAGCCGACGATCTCGCCGTCGTCGCGGAAAGCGCCCAGCATGTGCATGAGGCCGGCCGCTTCCATCGCCTTGTACTGCGCGAGGTCCGCGTGGCGCACAGTCGGCCCGAGCTCTGGGATGGCCGACTCGGCCTCGTACTCGGCCAGCAGCGCGTCGCAGTTGGGCGCGCGCTCGAATTCGGCAACGGTGCAGGGGCGGACAGTGGCATTCATGCGGCGACGATACGGGCGCGCGCACGAACCACGCGCACCCCGTCAGCGCATGGCGCGATAGGGGTCGTAGTCGCCGCGGCTGCCGCGGTCGTTGCGGTAGGCGTCGAGCGGGTTGCGCTTGGCCACCGGGTAGGCGAAGGTCAGCGCCAGCGCGTCGGCCAGGTCGGGCGATCCGCCCCCCTGCAGTCGCTTCTTGATCTCGTCCTTGGGCTCGAGCACGCGGCGCCCGGCGGCGTCGTACCAATACACGGGCGTGGCCAGCTCCTGCTTGAGCGCGTTGTCGTTCGGGATCGCGCCGCCCATGCGCAGCCAGTCGGCGAGCGCGAACCACATCTCGGCCCGCCGGTTCAGGAAGAGCGCCGGGTTCGTCGCCTTGCCGCCGAAGGGCACCTCAACCACGTCGTGGCCGAGCTGGCGCAGGCGGTCGATCACGCCGGCCCCGGCGCCCGAGTCGATGAACACCGCGTCGGACTTCCAGTCCTGGATCTTCGCCGCCACCCGCGCGGCCAGATCCATGTTGTCGATGCCGCGGAAGACGGCGGGCGCGAAGGCTTGCAGACCCTGGCGCGCGAAGATCACGCTGCGGTCGTCGCCAAAGCGCGCCGGATCGACGCCCAGGATGCGCGGCGCGTCCTTGATGTCGTCCGGGCGCAGTGTGCGGCGTGCGGCCTCCTCGGCGTCGGCCAGGCTGATGAGCTGGTCGTCGCCCGCCGCGGTGAAGTCGCACAGGTACTCGCGCGCGAACGAGGTTTCGTTCATGTCGCGGCGCAAGCGCGCGACCTCCTCGGCGTCGATCGCGTTCGTGTCGAACACCGTGTAGCGCGCACAGTGCCAGTCCGGCAGCGCCTCGGCCCGATAGTAGAGCTCCGAGAACAGGTTGATGCCCTGCGGCGTGCCGATGAAGAGCGCCCAGCCTTTGCGGTCGGACAGCGCGGGCTGGATGATGTCGTTCCACACCTCAGGCTTGATCTGCGCCACCTCGTCGATCACGCAGCCATCGAGGCGCACCCCCCGCATTGCGTCCGGGTTGTCGCCGCCGAAGATGCGAATCACCGCGCCGTTGTGCTTGAAGCGCACCCACAGCTCGCCCTCGTTGACCTCGATCGCCTCATGTTGGCGCAGCGGCTCGATCTTCTGCTTCAGGCGCGCCCAGGCGATCGCCTTGGCCTGCTTCAAGTAGGGCGCGACATAGAAAAACTGCCCGAGATCCTTGTTGAACTGCAGCGCCTTGTCCAGCAGCTCCATGATCGCGAGCTCGGTCTTCCCTGCCCGGCGGTGCAGCGCCAGCACCGAGAAGCGCAGCAGCCGCTTGTGGCACTCCTGCTGCCAGTCGCGCGGCGTGTAGTCAAGGCGCAGCCGGATCACCGCGCAATCCCGGTCACAACCTGGATCTGAATACCGCCCTCGTGCTGCACGCGCTCGACGTGCAGGCCGCTGGCCTTGCCGCGAGCAAGCTCGGCGCTCACCGCGGCGGAATACTTGCCATCGGCCTCGGCCAGATCGCGCAGTCGCTGCAGGTCCGCCAGGTGCTGCTCGAGCGTAATGCCCACCTTAGCGATGATCGGCGCGCGCAACTCAGCAACCCTTGCGGCAACCTTGGCGTCTGCCATGAGCCGGCTTGCAGACTGGTGCACGGCGTCCGGCTTCCAGTTGCGCGACCTTGGGTAGGCCTCTCGATGCGCCTCGGCCTGCGACTTCCCGCTGGCCACCAGTTGGGCGAACGTCTCGCGCTGCGGCGACAGGGGCTTCGCCTCCTTCACTCTCGTTCCTCCAATTCCCTGGCGCACTCGCGGAATGCCTGCGCCACCACTTGTTCCAGCCACTTCGCGCCACCGCGGCGCATGATCTTGCTGCGCGTGGGCAACGACACGACG